TTACCGCCAGATGCTATTGAGTTACCTGCGTTGACACCTGCTCTGAAGTTAGATGTACCTGCTGAAGCAGTAATAATATCTGCACCATCTGCAAAGGTAACGTCTGCCGCAAAGTTAGCCGCACCATCTACATCTATAACATCAAGGTTAGCTGTGCCATCTACATCTAAAGCCCCAGAGATGTTTAAAGCTGCCGCTGTGGTTGTTCCTGTAAGGTTCAAATCTACTAAAGCATCTGTAACCGCCGCGCCACTTCCGGCTCCGTCTAAATAAACCATTTTTACTGCACCAGTGCCAATAGTAACATTAGCCCCAGAACCTTGACTAATAATAATACTTTGACTACCACTAGTTGCGTTTTCAATGATATGAACCCTGGAAAGGGTATTTGGTGCTATTGTGATTGTACAAGTAGAATCTAATGTTCCTGTATACTTAATATACATAGATCTTGCGGGATCAGTTGCACCATCTGCAACAGTAGAGGTATGCGTATCTGCATTTGTTGTTATTGCTTCTGTTCCATAACCTAGAGCTTCGCCAATAAGCTCTAAATTAGTATTTGTTGTAGTACCCCATGTCCCAGACCCATCGCCTGTAGCCATTTCGTTTAACCTGAGGTCGTTTACATATGTACTTGCCATTTTTTAAATCCTTATGCCGCTATATCTGTCCAATTTGGAGATTGAGAAGGAGTCGTAGAGCTCCAGCTAGGTGTTTGAGAAATTGTCATATTACTCCAGCTAGGTGTTTGAGAAGGAATGATTAACCCCCATACGTTTGGATAACCAATTTGTCCTGTTGCTGCAACACCTGTTGGATAAACATTAACCCCTTCTTGGATACCAACACTTCCGATTGCACCTGTTGCAGAAACGCCAGTTAATGTGACATTGCCTGTTGTAACAATAGATTCATTACCTACTGCGCTGGTTGCAGAAACACCAGTCGGGCTTACTACGGCAGTGCCAACAACTTGTTCATCGCCAAAACCAATAGTTCCTGTCAACCCTGTTTCTGTGACAACTGCTCCACCAGCGGCTAAAACAGTTCCAACTGCGCCTGTTGCAGAAACACCAGTCGGAGTGACCAGTGCGCTTGCAACGACGGATTCACTGCCTATCGCACCTGTTGCTGCGACACCTGTTACTGTAACAGGAAGAACAGAGCTCCAAGCTCCTTGTCCCCATGTACCGCGTCCCCAACCTGTTTGCGTTGGCATAAATTACTCCATTAAGCTATTCTAATAATTGCATTACTCGCATCTGCGGCAGGGAACTGAATAGTAAATGTTCCAGAAGAAGAAGATTTATCTCCTCCAAAATCTAACACACAAACAGCTTTATCACTATTAGTATCATTGTAAATTAAAGCTCCACGAGCTGTTATAGTAGCCGTTGTAAAAGATAGATCGGCAAAATCTGTAAAACCTGTAGTACCACTTGAAGTTGGTGCTACTTTAGTTAAAGTTCCTCCTCCAGCTGAATAACTTCCACTGTTACTTACTTCTTGCGAAGTTGAATAAGCTGTTGTGGTTGCACCCATCGTTGCGGAACTTGTATAAAGTGCCAATTTAAAGGCATTACCATTAGTTGCGAAATTATGTGTAGCAGTTAAAAGTTGTGTTTTGAACGAAGTACACATTGCTTGAGTTATAGCCATTATAGCCTCCTTATTGCTTCTGCCAGATCATTATGACCTGCTTTTTTAATATCTTGACATACTGTAGCACGTTCTTCTTTTTTAGCCAACTCTATATAATAATGTAATACTTTCTTAACGTGATCTTCAAAAGCATGAGCTTGTTGTCTAATAGGGTCTGGTGCAGAATCAGAAACTGAAACAATTTTTTTTACCGCCATTTCTGTTATTTGATCTGTAGATAAACCACCTTGGTCTGAAGTCATAACACCCACTACACCGACTGTTGTGGCTAAATCTTGACTAAACATATTGTTTTTCTCCATTTAATTTGTTTAAATCGTGTCTGCCAATTAAAGCAGGTTGTATATCTTCAGGCTCTGGTGGTAACATTTCAGACTGCCTAGTTATCAATAATCCTTTTTTATTGAACTGTTGAACTAAAGGGTCTTTTAACCTATGGTATCCGTAAAGTTTTTCATTATCAGGCACGTTTGTATCCAATAAACCAGAACTGTGAGCAACTTCAATTTTAACCCCTCTAGAAACAGCAATAGCACACCAAAACTCACAACAAGCTCTTCCTGCTTCTGCTATACTTACATTTTTATAATTATAATCTATACCATACAGGCAAATCTCAGTTGCTTTACTATACAAAGCATAAGCAATAGCATAAGCGACAGTATTATTAAAATAACAAAGGTTTAACTCTTTTATTACTTCTTCTAGGGGATACTCTTCTAAATGCTTTACTCTTTTATCTAATTCACACGTGATAATGGGTTTTGTGTTCTTTTTTAAAAACTCTTTAGCTATATTTGTTTGAGAACCTGCATTATCAGTATCTAAAAAACGAGAAACAGGATCCATCATTATAGTTTTATCTACATGAATTATTGCACCTATACAGTTTATCCCCCAAACTTGGTCATACTTTTCCGATCTGATTCGTGCAGCAATAAAGTCTGAATAACTTCCCCCTAAACCGACAATAGCTAATCTCATGATCTCGCCCTGTTAGGAAGCCCTCGTCTGTACGCGTCTGAATTTTCACGAGCTTCTGCATAATCTTTTAACCTAGTCATTGATTCTATAAACCTTTTTTCGTACTGTTGTAACAAATCAGGCTCTCCTTTCATGAAAATATAAGCTTCATGCAAGCTACCATACAACATCGCGTTAGGTGCATTTGTACTTAACCATGTAGTTCCAGAATCTCCTGCTGCGGTTAAACTGTTGGGGCGGTAAAAATAATGCAACTCTGTAACATAAGATGCATCAGGTGTAGGACTTAATAAAAAATTAGCATTATCAAAAGGAGCATAGTATACAGGAGCTCCTGTAGTTGCAGAGTTAGGGTTATACTCTTGCAAAAAGTTAACATCTTTTTCTAATAAAAATGTTTTTGAGCTAGCACTAGTCACAGATAAACTAAAAGAAGCTAAATAATCAGTAGGCATTGCTAAATATTGGTTTCCAGAAGTTAGTGTGCCTGTTGCATTTTTTCGAAAATACTGCAAATCAACACTGTTTAGAATTCTTTGTTCCGCCCCTTCTATAAAGTTGTTTAAATTGCTAACAAAAGTTGATTCTGTATTATCTGTAAATTCTTGTATTGCTGTTTTTAACTCAGAATATGTATAACTCATGATGTATTTACCTTTATTGTACCTAATTGGGTTGTACCATGTATAGAGGCACTTACATTAAAAACATTCTGGGCAACAAGCACAACCATTGGTTCTTTTCTAGCAGGGCGAGGATCGTATAAAGCTTGTGGCTCTGAAGCAGGAGGAGTCGGTTCTAATTGTGGTTGTTTTGTTTCAAAACACTCTGGGCAAACTTTAAGGTTTGTCCATTCTTTACGCAAAGATAAGTAAGGGTACTGCTGACCACATCTATCGCATAAACCAAGGGATTTTTTACCAACTGCATATGTCATTAGATAAACGTATAATAATCTCTACTAGGGGTTAAATGTAAACTTGCTCGATCTCGGTCTTCTTCTGCTGCTCTTGTAAATTCTTCTTCGTAAACAGATTTCAACACCTGGACTCTTTCAGGTGCGTATTTTAAAGATATATAGTAAGCTAATCCTGCAGCTAAACAAGGATAAAACCTGAAAGGCATATCAAGCGTATTTATGCCTGCATCTGCATCATCCATTCTAACTAACCTGTCGTACACAAGCGTATAGTCTGATGAATCAGGGGTAGGCCAAAGCTTTATTATAGGAGTTATACTTCTATCAACGTAAAACTGTGTTGGTCGAGAAGTAGAGTTTTTACTAGGTATGTTAATATATTCATCCCTACTTATTCTGCTTATCTGTATGTCTGATTGTGATGTTCCAGTGTTTTGCCTTATAACCGCAGATAAAATATCAATACTAGATTGCACAGGGCTTAAATCAACAGCAGAGCTAACAGTAGTAGAAACTGAGCTAGTGCCACCTGTAATAGTCTCACCTGCTGTAAAAGTTCCATTAGGAACAGTTATAGCTAAAGTGTTTGATTCTAAATCACCAGACCCAGAAGTAGGCTCATTTGTTATTTTAGCTGTTGCCCCACTCGTGCCACCTGTAATAGTCTCACCCACTAATAACCCAGAGGAAGAAGCTACTACCATTATTAATACCCCTAATGGATAATCAGCTACATTAGAAGCTAATGGTAACTCTTGCTGTTGTATTGTCCATCTGTTTAACCCACGATTTGCCCAATCTGCAAATAATAAATTTAAAGATCTTCTAGCAGAACGTAAATCGTACCCTGTACGAGCTTCTATGCCACAGCGTTCATAAGCTTCTTCAACGTATTCGGCTACGTCAAGTTCAAAATTTTTAGACCCAGAGGTAGCCATGATTTATCCTTTGCTTATATTAAAAATTCTCCAACAATAGCTGCTCCAACAATTAAAACAGCTATGCCCCACATACGCATATCTAATTTATCTAAAGTTTTTTCAATTCTGGAATATCTTAAATTGCATTCTTCTTCATGTTTTTGTTGCAAAACCAATAGTTCTTTTATTGTCATTTCACCACGCCTTACATGACCAATATCTGGCACTGAATTTATCTTTTGCAGTATCGCACTTATGTCTTGCTCTGAAACTTTTACGCCTAGCAGGTTGGTCTTTTTTAATAGACATTTTAGGGTCTCCAAACCTAACCAACTTAATCTTATCGCCTTTTTTAGCGAGAACAGCACTTTTTTTGTTAGCGTTGGGTGTTCGTTTTGGTTTGTTAAATCCTGCAAAAGATTCTCCGCGATATGTTATCCTGCCCGAAGCTGTTCTTTGTACATCTGAAGCAGTAGCCATAATTTTCTCCTATGCGTGATAAAACATCATTAAATCCATAGTGCCTACAATAAAGGTGACGTAACAGCCTGCTGTAAACAATACTCCTTCGTCAGGAATAAACGGATCATCCGAAGTGCTGTCTGTTCCAATTGATCTGAACTGTATCAGCTCAGTGCCAGTAGCACTGGTATTTCTAATATTAGCTTTCCCTGCTGTACCACCAGAAACAAAAGAGAATCCTTGCAATCTACACCTTCCTGCAAAAATAACCCCTAAAGCATTGTTGTTAATACCTGCTGATACGTTTCCTGCTGGATTACCCACAGCCGTAATACTCGTAATTGTTTTAAAGTACCCAGAGCTTGTTGCTGTTCCAGCGTTAGCACCTGTAACAGACTCAGTTAAGGCACTGCCATTTACATCTGTTCCAACTACAGTAAATGATTTTGAAGAATCATTTCCTGCTGATAATATCGTTACCTGTCTTCCAGAAGCATTAGTAACACTTCCACCAGAAGCTAAAGCACCGCCAATAGTTAAAGCCGCGTTGTTACCAACGGCTGCCGCTACAGAAATACCGTCAGCATCAAGAGCTACTTCATCACTGATAATGACTGGGGTTACATCTGATCCTGCCATTTTTATCTCCTTTATAAAAAGGGTAGGGGTTTCCCCCCACCTAATTAATTATGCGATTTGAACGTACTCGATGATAAATGTGAACGATCCTGCTGTTGTCGCATCGACAGTATTTGTGATGTTGCAGTAAATAGTTCTTGCGGTGTCTGTATATTGAACAGAAGCTGGTGCAGTTGTACCATCTTGTGTTTGAAGAACCAAACTAGTCACAGTTACG